GACTTTAGGATAACTAAGGATGAGATAATGAACCTAAAAACAGGTAGCTCTATCATATTTAAAGGTATTAGAACATCTTCTGGAAACCAAACTGCTGCACTTAAATCACTTAATGGTATTACTACATTTGTAGTTGATGAAGCTGAAGAACTTGTAGATGAAGGTGTGTTTGATAAGATTGATTTCTCTATACGTTCACAACTAAAGCAGAACAGAGTTATACTTATTCTTAACCCTACAACTAAAGAGCATTGGATATACCAAAGGTTCTTTCAGAATGAAAACATATTACCTGCATCAAATCTTCAAAAAGGAGACGTAACTTATATCCATACAACATACAAGGACAATAAAGATAACTTATCAGAGTCATTCTTGGGTAGAATCTTTGAAATGAAGCGTAAGAGACCAGATAAATACCAACATCAAATATTAGGAGGATGGTTAGAGAAAGCTGAAGGTACTATTATAAGAAAATGGAGAGTTGGAGACTTTATACCAACAGAATTGACTTGTTATGGGCAGGATTTTGGATTTTCAGCCGATTTAACGACACTTGTGAAGATTTCTATAGATAAGCATGCCAGAAAGGTTTGGGTTAAGGAAATCTACGGAAAAGCACATCTAAACACATCTGAGGTTGCTACAAGGAACAAAAATGAGTGTGGTATGGACTTGATTATCTGTGATAACTCAGAACCCAGACTTATATCTGAATTAAAGACGTTGGGACTAAACATAAAGCCAACTATTAAGAAGAAAGGTAGTATATTGTCCGGTATTGCATTAATGCAAGATTATGAGATCGTTGTAGATAGAAACTCTCATGGTATTATAAGGGAGCTTAATAACTATGTATGGAAAGATAAAGGAGAAGCACCTATAGATAAGTTTAATCACTTTTTAGATGCGATTAGATACGGAATGATGTATTTGGTTCAAGGAGTTAACTCTGGAGTTTATGTGATAAGATAATTACACAAAAAGTATGAACTTACTTGAGAGTTCAGATAAAATGTGGAGAAATAAAATGTTTAATATACTACAAGGGAATGGTAGATGGTATTACAAAAAACAATTAGATGAAAGTATATTTAGTGTATAAAGAGCTTGGGATAGATGGAATTGATTCAAGTAGTATTAAGGTGTTTGAACACGAAAGAGATGCATTTGTGTATTCATTTGCATTAAAAACACATAAAGATTATAATGAGGATTATTATAGTGTGGAGGTTTTAGCACAAGAGGTAATATAAAAACATTTTATGTTTAATATGGAGGGCGTTTAACATGAAGCCCTATGTTTAACATGAAGGGGCGTTTAACATGATACCCAAATTTTACTTGGCTTTAATATGATACCCCAATTTTCCTTATTTATAATCATTCTAAATAATATTATTCTTATTAAGACTAATTCTAAATAAGCAGAATATAAGGTAGGGCGGAGTCTACTCTTTCGAACCTTGTAAGATCCAGACCCGTACCAGCTGCAGTACATGTCAAAGATAATACATTTTTTTGAATTACACAACATTATTTTAAATTTTTGTCTATTTATATTAATTCTATATAACAATATTTTCTACCGGATTATTTGGTAAATTAATAAAGTTTCACTATTCGTGTACGTGTTCTATTTATTAGATCGTAATTTTGCAGCTGGCAAAGGTCCAATAATATGTTACAAAGATCGCATGTAATTTTGTGATCAAATAACACTTTTTAAAAATTAATGTACATTTTTTTATATTTTTGTTGTGTAATCTAAAAAAAGTGTTATATTTGTACCATAGTAATTTATTAACCATAAAAAAACATCATGAATAGAGAAGCATTGTCTAAAAACTTAATTAACATTAAAAAACAATCTTTTGAATTGTACATTAATGATTTTATCAATTTACTTTTTTACTACGACAAAAAAGATAATACTATAAATATTTCTAACACTTATCATCATTCCGTTGGTGATTATTACCAATTTAATATTACTAATATTAATAAAATAGTAAGCCAAACATTTGAAAATAATTATGAACTAAATAAAAAATAAACAAAATGAAACTATTGAAAAAAATATTAAAGGAATTGGAATTGATCGCTAAAAGTATACATTCAGTAAAACAATAATTTAAAAAAAACATCATGCAAAACTATAAGCCAGTAAAAAATTTATTAAGTAAAGGGAGTACCAATGCTAAAACGGCAAAGAATCCGCAAACAACTTATATATTGTACCTTGCACCATATACGCAAAACAGTAAAAAAATAAATATTTGCCCTAAAGCTTCGGCCGGTTGTGCTGCAAGTTGTTTATTTTCGGCCGGTCGCGGATCTTTTTCTAATGTTATTCAATCACGTGTAAACAAAACAGAATATTATTTACACGATAAAGAAAATTTTATTTTGCAACTGGCTGGCGAACTTATAAAGATCAATAAAAAAGCATCTAAAGAAACAAATCAAACATTAATAAGATTAAACGGCACGTCCGATCTTGATTTTGTTTATCTATTAAAAAAGTATGCAAATTTTGATATATCAAATTATAATAATTTACACTTTTACGATTATACAAAGATATTAGGCAAAGTTAAAAAATACATTGATCACAAAAATTATACTTTAACATTTTCGCGTGCTGAAGATAACGAGGCCGAAACAATTCAGGCCCTGAAGATAGGTGCAAATGTATCGGCGGTATTTTCTGGAGATCTACCAAAAACATATAAAGGTTTTACAGTTGTTGACGGTGACAAAACAGACAGCGAAATGCTGGCATTTAAAGGATTAATTTTAGGCCTAAAGGCAAAAGGAAAGGCAAGAAAAGATAATTCTGGCTTCGTAATTAATAACACTATTAAAACTATATAACATGTACAACAAAACAAACGTAAGTATTTCGATAGCGGTAAAAATAATACTATCAAAAAAGGATTTCTTTTTATACACTGAAGAAAACAATAAGATCAAAAGATACATGTTGACAAACGATCTTACCAGGCATAGAAACAAGTTCAATAACAAATTTAAACTTGTAGACGACATAAAAAAGCAACTAATTAATTTAACTATAAATTTATAAATATGAGCAAAGAACTAAAACTATATGAATTCTTCTACAAATTTTCAGGAGCACCTAAAGGTAAAAAATTCATAGTTGAACAAAAGTGGTGCAAAGATCCTGACAGAACAAAAGTATATAAAACATTAAAAAATAATTACGCAAATTACTTTATTTCCTCATATGGATACGAGCAAATAGAAAACTAAAACTAAAATACTTATAACATGAAAATTGAAAGCTTAAGTAAATTAAAGGAATATGCAATTTTACAGGAGGATTGGTGGATTTTAAATAAAATTTGGCACATTGAAAACGAAATAAGTATTGCAATAAGTAAAGCTAAAATAGAAGTATACGAGTCAATAGAAAAGAATAACAAATTAACAACTAAAAATAAATAACATGAGCAATAGTACATACCTACATGAGACACACACAATATATGTAGACAGTGGAGAGTTACATTTAATAAACGATACGCAAAGCATAGTGATCAATATAAATAATTTTATTCACGATCTACCAAGCATATTGTACCTATGTAAAAAAGAATATAAGAAAACAAACAAAGAACTAAATATACGTTTAAAACAATCATTAAAATAATTTAATAGCAACACACTAACCAAACAAACTAAGCCCTTAAACGGGCTTTCTTTATGCACTATAATTAGCTATAGATTCTATCTATATTAGCACGTTTTATTATAGCAATATCTTATGCAGTTATTTTTTTAGTTGGTTGGTAATTAGTGGAGGTATATTGGTGGAAATTAAACCAAATTTACAAACTCATTTTAAGCACTTCTAAGACACTCAATTTATCAATCTATAGTAGTGTGACAGGTGATAGGTGAAATGGACGTAGATCGAAGGTTAGGTATGCTTAGTACCCCAATTAAATGAATTCAAGTCAAATATCTTTTCGATCAAAACTGACAAACCAAATTTGAAAATATAATTAGATACTCAAATATCTTTTTGTTATAAACAGGTAAACTGATTTTGAAAATATAATTAAATGTCTAATATAAATATGCACCCTCCTATAATCTTAATGTATGTTAGTAGTTAGCTAACTGATATAACTGATGTATGCTCGTTAGTTTGAATATTTACTGGGTGCTACGAAGATTATAAAGGTATGTAAATGCAATTCCTAAGGAGACTTAATTGACCTGAGCCAATAGCCATGTTACTGCTAAAGTTTAGTAGGTTAAAGAGAACTACGACTCTGTATATTATGATAACTAAATAACTTAGTTTCTGTTTGGGTACTATAGATAAATAATATAGTATAGATGTTTACTATAGATTTTCTTTATACTTGTCTGCTAATGATATGAAATGGTAATCACTATTACTTAGCTTTAGTTCCAATAGATCACTCTTAGCTTCTTTCCTTTTATTACCTGGTGGTAACTTATCTATTAACTGTTGTAGCTTCTGTGTTAATCTCTTCTTCATAATTATATCCTTAATAATGTTTGTTGACCATTTATTTTATTTGATTTCATTAAATTATCTACTGCCCATAATGGTTGTAAGTTACTATAATGACAAAGTTTTTTTAACTCTTGTTCTGTGTTTGCAGATGCTAAAGGAATTATATGGTCAATGTGCCAATCTCCTTGATTCTCCCAACTCATACCCTTTGTGAATTGTCTTTCAATATTTGCTTTACAAACCTCCCAATCAACACCTAACATTTCTTGTGTTTTTGTGCTTTTATTATAACCCTTGTTTTTAAAAGCATTAGAAGTTCTGCATCTTAAATTCACTCTCATTTTAAATAATGGGTCTTTTAATCTTCTTTCTTTATGATATTCATTTATATATTCATTTATTCGCTCTTTGTTAGCCTTACGGTATTCTTTTGTATATTCTTTGAAACGTTCTTTATTATCTTGATAGTATTCTTTTATTTTTTCTTTGTTAGCCTTACGGTATTCTTTCATTTGTTCTATTCTATGTTCTTTATTGGCTTGATAGTATTCTTTACGATATTCTTTGAAACGTTCTTTATTAGCTTGATAGCGTTCTTTATCGTATTCTTTTTTACAAGATTTACAATCACCTGTTAATCCATCTTTATTTTCTTTATGTTTACCAAAATCATTTAATTCCTTTTCTATTTTACACTTTGTACATTTTTTCATGTTAAAAGTTGTATTTATAGTTATGTCTTTCTACTTCTATCTTTTGGTTTGCAAAACAACTCATACCGTTTATATGGCTATCTGTAGGTACGAAGTAATTCCATTTCTTAAATGACTGTATGTAATAGAAAAAGAAAGCAGCACGTTTACCGGTATTCTTTTCATAGATAACTGTTGCAGTATGATCACTTGTTGGTATTATTTCTTGTACATTAAATGTCTCATTATTGAAGTTGTTAGCTCTATCTTTATGTGAGTATCTTTTACAAACATCATCTGTAAACACCTTTAATTCTTTTGCTACTTGTTTGTTCATGGTTTATTTTATTTAATCCTTAGCTTAGATTAAGTAACACTAAAGAAGAATACCCCTATTCATTAAATCTCTTTATTGTTGCGCCTTCTCTCTAAGCTAAGGGTTGTTGTTAATCTATCTTTAAGAAATCTGATTCAGCATACTTTAAGAACCATTCTTTATTATTCTCATACTTATCTACAATAGCTTCGAGTATAACAACCTCTTCTATAGTCCTGAATTTAGCTATTCTGTTTATTAAAGAATCAACCTTATTTAGTATATTAGTAGTCATCATAGGATCAGACTCATAAACAACATCAAAAGACTCTCTTACGATAGGCTCTAATATATTAATCATCCTGTTACCTTGTTGTTTTAGATTCTGTTTGTATCTATTTGTTGTTATAAG